CTTCGAGCGCTCATAGTGTGAGCGGTTTCCTGGGGTATCAGGCAAACCCCATTCTTTCAAAGATTCTTCATAGCTTTTTCGCGGGCCTTCTGGCAACACCACATCCACCCGCAACACTGGATACTTCTTCGTGTCGAATGGGGAGATTTGGTTGTAGTAGGAGGTTGCTTTTGGCAACTCTTGCGCAGGTGCTCTATAAAGATCGTTTGCTTTATTTCTACGCTCCACCAAAGCACGAATATTTTCTGGTGTTTCTGCTTTTAGAATAGCCTGCGTTGTGCGACCCTGGGAGTCTTTTTCAAAACCAGAGACATACTTTTCCTGCCATTCGTAATCAAGAATATCCAGCTCACCATTAACTCTATCCAGTTCAACTTTAGCAGGGCTTGCGTCACCATCCTGCCCATACGTCACAACCTTCACTTGTTCTCCAAGTGTGTTCAACTTTTCCCAAAGCGTCTTGACATTAACCCTGTCACCTGCAAACGCCTCAGGCACAAGCTCCTTATAAAAGCTCACTTCACCATCTTGCAACGGTCCAAACTGTCCACCAGCAACTTTCAGTTCCTGCACAGACAACGTCCCGTCCTTCGCCAAAGTCACAGCACCTTTACCAGGGCGCAACAGCTTTCCACCTTGCACTTCTCCAAGCGCAAAGTCAAAACCGCCGCCTGCGGAAGCACGAGCCCACTTCATCTTTTGTCCAGGTTCAGGACCGAAGAATGTCGTAATACCATGAGACTCCGACATCGTATTCATGCTAGAGATCAGCTTGATATACTTAATCTCTTTGCCACTCTTTGCAAGTTTTGCACGAATGCTTTCAAGTTCTTCATCCGTAATAGTCCCCCAGCGGTAAAGCGTTTGAGTGTCATCACGATAGCGGAACTTTGTTTCACCAAGTCGAGCTTGCGTATCTGCTGTATCCGCATGAACCATTTGATTCAACTCACCGTATCTCCAACGGACGCCGTTTTCACCAACGACACCAACGTAACCTTTAGCGAGTTTAGACTCCAACGGAAACTCGTCCAAGAAACCATACTTGACTTCTGGGCTATAGAAGATTTCGACGACCTTAGCAAAGTGTTCTTTAAGTTGCGTGACCTCGGTTTTATCAAATCCTTGATCTTTCAATAATGACTCAGCAAATTCGTCAAAGCTTAACAACGTCTGACCAGCCTGTGGCAATGCTTCCAAATCCCGATTTGCACGAGCATACCGCATTCCTTCACGAAGCTGCTCTGGAAGTTGCTTATCTTTTTTCCAGACGTTATAAGCGCGCCAAGCTTGCGCACGTTCACGCTCCGTCATGAACTTCACTTCATTCGTTGCTGCAACTTTGGAAACCGTTGGATCTTCAAGCGCAAGAACCTCCTTTTGATAGAAGTCAACCAATGCACTGAACTCAGGAGTTCCGTCCTTTGGAGGATTCCGCAAGCCAAGCATCGAAGACATCAGTTTACGAATCACTGGAAGGTCTCTGTTTTTCTCAAACAGCTCCATCATTTTGTTGTCCACTTTAGACATCAAAGCAAAAGCCCAAGAGTCTACAGTCTCGTCGTCCAGTGCCCCAAGATTGTTCTTTTTGGCAAACAGATCAAGTGTATCTTGAAACGCCTGGCTCTCATCTGTGGACTTACCAAAGACCGAATCAGACATTTCAGCCAAGGCTTCTTGAGGAACCAGCTGAGCTTGCTGTCCACGATTTTCAAGCTGCGTCTCACGACCTTTAACTATCTGATTAAACTTAAGTTTGATAACCTCAAGTTGTTTTTCAGGAGGTAAACCGTTAACCTTTGTTAACTGGTTCTGCGTATTTGCAAGCAAGTTATTCGCCAGGGCTTCATCACCACCAGAGTATTCGCTGACAGCCTGTTCCAGCTTGGCATAAAAATCACGTTCTTCTGGTGAAGTGCTTTGACGTTTAGATTCAAACACAGCTTGCATCTCAGCGGCTTTACGTAAGGTCTCAGGAGTCTGAACGCCAGCTTTACGTCCAGGAGTTGCTTTATTTTCAAGAGCTGTAACCAATGCATCTTGCCGTGCTTGCCCATCAGCAACAGTTCCAGAAAGCACTGTGGCAAGCTGCGATACATCAACTTGTGTCTCACGTTTCATCGCTTCCTTCACAGTCGCACCTTCGTTGACACGGGTCTTGACTTTAGCCTCAACAACTTTCTCAGACCTAGGTTTAAAGCCTTTAGCCCACAAAGACATAGCAACAAAGCTTCTGTCTTCAGCAAACTTTGTAGGTTCTCCAGCTAGAAGTTTCTTAACCTCAAGCATGACTGGATACGCTGCTACTTCGACGTCCTGCCCAGCGGCGAGCTTGTGCATTGAATACAACGCTTTAATGCCGCTGTCACGAATTTTGCCAGTCAATACATCCTGGTAGTCCTTCAACGTTCTTTGTTCCACAGGTTTGTTCAGAAGTGTTTCAGGAAGCCTAAGTTCATCCATAGCCACAGCCTGCAAACTTTCCAAATTAGGCCGCATCATAGCTTGACTCCAAGCAGCTTTCTCTTGGCCGTCTATGGCTTTAAGCTTTTCCTTGTAGTCGTTTAACTTCAAGTTCGCCTCAGGAAACAGCTCAAACGACACCGCTTCTGGCGTGGTCGTGGCAACTTTAAGTTCTGGAAGATTAGGGTTAGCCTGTCTCAAGGCTTCCCACTCAGCCGCAAAGGACTCCTTCGCCGTGGTCCTCGTTTGTTCAAACTTATCTTCTAACCAAGCAAGCCTACGTTCTTGAATAAGTTGTGTCGCAATATCCAAACCAGCGCCTTTTTTAGCCCTAGCCTGTTCAGCCGGATCAAGCTCAGCGATCATTTTCTCAAAGTTAAAAGCTCTTTCTTCCGCTGCATTTCTCACATCTGGTGCGCGATCCGGAAACACGTCACGACTTGCGATGACCTTTGTCCCAATAAAATCCCCAGCATCAAGCGGGGCGAAGGCCAGATTCCCCACCACATTAGCAAACAAATAGTCCTTATTAAACACCGCATCAGTCCCCTGGGCAGCAACGTCAAGCCCCAAACCTGCAGCCTGTCCAGCCACTTGACCACCACCATACCTCACCGCTTTGTTCGCAAAGCCCCGGACAATGTCCTCTTCAATCCGGTGTCCTTGCTGTGCGATGGCTCCGCTCACGGTTTGATCGGTAAACCTACCAGGAAGTTTTGTGACACCCGTAACACCCATGCGTTGAAACATAGGAGACTTAGCGGCAGCGTTAAGTACAGCATTACCACCAGCTGACATCGCTTTACTCACTGCCATAGGTGCAACGGCGGAGATACCCGCTTGCCACGTGGAACCAGTCTGGTCATACGTGTCAACGGCAGAAAGTCCAGAACCAGCTACCATACCAGCAGCAGTAAGCCACCCAGGGCCTGGGATAAGCATAGGAGCTAGGTTAACAACCTGTCGCGGTAGTGACTTACCTACGTTGTAAGCAGAGTCTTTGTTTACTCCAAAGTAACCACCCACAGCTTCAGTCGTGCGACCTAAGAACTCATCAAGCGGCGTGGAATTAACGGCTTCAGTTAACCATTGGTTCCACCCGCGCAACGTGTTTTCAATCGGCCCAGCTTGTGAGATGCGATACATTTCTGGATCTCCAGTAGCGCGAGCACCTTCAGCCGCGAAGTCTTCAAACGACATGTTCTGAGCCCAAGGCTGAGACTTCTTGGCGTTTTGGAATAGGGACGATAGTTCGGAAATGGTCATGGTTATTTAACGCTGTTAAATGGGTCGTTGATCCAGGCTTCAGGATTGTTAAAATTAAAGGCTTCGCCAAGCTGACCCCAAGAGAAGTTAGGCGCACCAAATATATTAAATGCGTCAGCAGAAGGCTGTTGAGCTTGCTGCTGTGGTTGTGTGGTTTGTTGTGGAAGCTGTGAAAAGTACTGCATAAAGTTCTGGCTCCAGTCAGGCTGTTGAGTCTGAGGTTGTTCAGTGAACAACTGCTGCACCGGGCCGACTGAGGTGCTGCCTTGTGGAACACCAGAGAACTCAGCACGCGCAGTGCCGTATGGGTTAGGCCGTGAACGCACAAACGGACCGTCGTTAGTCACAAGGCCCGTGCGAGGGTTTGTTTGGTTGTTTGCAGGATTGTCAAACACATCCATGGTAGAGGTGTTCTGACGAAGTAATTGATCCAGTGAAGGTTGCTGAGGTGTTCCAAATAAACTAGGTTCGGACTGCTTGCGACGAGCGAGGTCCACGGCTTCACGCGCGTTAGCTTCGAACCAAGGATTTTTGAGTCCTTGGTTGTTGAGACGGTTCTGGCGATCAACAAGTTCTGGACGATCTGGGCCAGTGTTTTTGAAATAGTCCATGCCTTTAGGAACGTTTCGTTCGATCTGTCCGGAGATGTCACGACGAGTGGCCCCTGTGCGGTCGAAGATGTTTTCTTGGAGGAACTTCTGTTGGTCGAGCTGCATCTGCCGTTGCATAGCACGATCTGCTGCGCGCTTGCCCGCTTTGTTGGACTTGGCGTTTTTGCCTTGTTTCGCAGGGCGAGCGTTTGGGTTTGTGCGACCGTCAGTTGCTTTTTTCTTAGCCATATTGTTATCGTTGTCCTCCTTGTTGTGATTGGAAATATTGTGCCATTGGATCTACCTGAGCCTGGGGTCTTTGGACGTTGATGCCCATCTTTTGACGAAGGTAATCAAGGACCATAGTTGGATCAACTGATCCACCCATCGTGGCTCGTGAAACGTCAGACAAAGCAGCCAAGGCGGCAAGCTGTTGCTGTTGACTCATTTGCTGTTGACGCATCTGTTGTTCCTGCTGGAACTGCCGCTGGCGCATCATAAGTGCTTGTCGCTGAGCGTCAGCTTCCTGCTGCTGTTGTTGTGGCTGACGCAGCATTTGTAGCAGCTGCATTGCCATCATGGCTTGTTGCATTTTGTCTTGCATAGGTTAAAAGAATTTTCTGGTTTTCTGAATTGGTGGGTAGATGGTAACTTTCTCACGGACCCACAAGCCGGAAGACTTTTTCTGACTGTCTCGAATGACAAACGGCGCCCAGTCGGTGAAGTTAGTTGCAGGTTTGACTAGGTTAGCTCCGCGCAATGGGTCTTCTTTGACAAAGCCACCGATGTTAGTACCTGATAGTCCAGCTCCGATGCGGATTGTGATAGTAGGATGTAGGCAGGTAATCGGACGGTCACTGCCGTTAAGCATCAGGTCGTCAGGGATTGGCCGACGGTGGCGTAAGTCAGCATGCGCCCAAGGTTCTGCATCTTGAAAGACTTCGACTTTGGTAACGCTTTCGACGCTGACAGCGGATTTGATCGCATAGTCCTGGGTGGAATAAACTGAACCATCGTCTTCGTATGAGACGTTACGTATTTTTTCCACGACCGCAGGCCAGCTATACATCTCAGCGGAATGATACGTTTCAAAGGGAACTAGCTTTTGAGCTGCTGTTTTCTTTTTACCAAAGACAAAAGCTCGTGTGCCAGGAGCCGAATTCACAGCATCCACAAAAACATAGTCTGCCCAAAGCTCCGCATCGTCACGAAATTTCTGGCCTAACTCCCAGTTTGCAAAAGTAGATCCAGTCGCTGGGATGTTCGTAGGATTTACAACTGTATCATCAATTGTAATCACGAAAGCACTCTCAGCTGGAGCTGCTGTTGGTATAGTCTGAAAAGCGGCAGCCATGTTAATACGTTGGTGCTGTGTTGCTCATGGCAACAACATTGTTCACTGGAATAAAATAATCACCGGTTGGTGTTGTGAATCTCCACATAGAGATTTTGATCACCAAATGTCTTGGTGCAGTGTCCGTGAAAACATCGTCTTCGTAAAGAGTATAACCAGTAATAGTTGTCCCAGTAATTTCTGGGTGAGCACTCCAGCCTGGACCGTAACGACCCACGGCAATCGAGGCCGAATCTCCAGTTTGCGAAAACGGAAACACGTTCCGCCAAACGCCATCGTAAACAGGAGTTGCAGTCCCGTCGTTAGTGACAATTTCTACCGCAGTGACTCCTGTAATAGGATGCACTCGGCCATCAGTAGTTGAAACATAATAGTCAGCCATAAGTTAGTAAAGTTCAATTTGTCCTCCAGCAAGTTCTCCAGCGTTGTCCTGATCAATTAAAACCTGAAGCGCCTGTTCAGCAGCCTTCTCAGGCGAAGGCAGATTACCTTCTTTGTTACCAGTGAAAACATGACCCAGACGGTTACATTCAACAAGTGTCCGAAGGATCAGAAACTCCTCGGCGTTTTCCGTCCACCAATCAGTTTCACCAGATCCTGAAGATACCGAAGTCTCAGTCAGAGCTTGTGCGGTAAACACGTCAACAGCACCTACAGCGTCGTACCCTTGGGCAGTTATGCTGGGGTTAGCACCAGACACCTGGATGTCAATACCACCAGTAGCCGACGTAGCAGTAAGCCCAAGTTTCGTCAACACTTGAATTAACGTAGCTTTCGCAATGCTGGCGGCGTTAAGAACTACTACACCAGCATCGGCATACGGAAAAGCTACAGAAACACTTGAACCAGCAACGTCCAAGAAAATGTAATAATAATTAAAAAATGTAGAGTTCGAATCTCCATTGTTCACCGTAAGCTTCAAATACGACCCTTGAGTATTTGCTGAATACGCCAAATCTGGCAAAAAGAAACTACTCACAACACCAATGCCAGTCCAATTTGGCCACCAATAAAATCCATCAACGACAACTTGAGTCGTCACCGTCGGCCTAGGATAAAGCTCAAGCCACTTGCCCCTGAGCACCCCATGAGACTGATTAAGAAGCGGATGACACGTGCTGTTCGTATCACTAACATACGCCTCCCACTCATCACCCATTGCTTGATACTGCCGTTTGGTTTCTACCACATGCTTCACGCCATGCTGGATAACCTTCAACGGCACATCACTTTGATTCCACTCATTGACAGTATCAGTCGTCGACCTCAACCACCAATGTTTTCCTTCTTTCAACTTCTCCGTTCCGGCATCAAACCAGACCGGCGAATCCCAGGAAACCTTGTTCCCAGTAGTTACCGAGAGATAACCCTTCTTGCGGCTTACACTCCAATTATGCCTTCGCTCTGCATATTTTCTAGCGTTGTTCATCGCTACCAACAACAGATTAGCATTAGTCCCACTTACGTCGAACTTAGCCACACTGCGTTGCAAATACATCGCAACAGCTCCTTGGATTTCTGCTACAGTCATATAGTTATCTCTCGGTTAGTTACTTAAACCAACAGTTTACGCGTGACCCTTGACTCCAAGGGGACCGACTGCTGGGGATTTTGTGGTGAAACGTTTGAGAACGTTTGTCCCGGTTTGGTTTGTTTCACGCGCGGTGGTGTTCAGCATTTTGGTTGCTGAAACGTGTTTGCCCTTTGGGGGCATGGAGTCGTAGGACGACATTAGGTTTTTAGGCATATGGGTGTTTTTTGTTAAGCTGTGTAGCCAGTGACTGTGATGCGGAAGGTGCCGGTAGTTGCAGTAGGTAGAACGCGGTTGGCGTCTGTGGCTACTGAAAGATCGGCAAGGAGGATTTTTGAACCGTCATAAGACGGCGTTGCTGGAACGATCACGGCGTCGTCAGATTTGATTGCGTTAGAGCAATCTGTAATCGTCGTGAAGCCGAGTGTGGAAGCATCAATGGTGCTGGTTGATGCAATACCAGCTGCTGTCAAAGCGAGGGTAAGTCGCTTTGAAGTCAGGCGAGGGGCTCCCAGAGCGACTAGATTAGTCGAACGGACAACCGTCAAGCCAGCTGTTGTGAACAGAGCCATAGGTTATGCGGTGATTCCGGTGAGGTTTTTGATATACATGTGGTTCTCAGGGAAGTTGATTTCATAACCACCTTCAGTGAGCCAAGTGTCTTTGCGACCATCATAGTCGTTGTCCTGGCGACCTTCAAGGAACTCGGTGTCGGAGTCAGTGAGCGGACGCCATTTGAAGCAGCCGACGTCCAAGATGTAGGCGTCGTTGCGGAACGTTGGGTCTTGCGAAAGCAACGGATGAGCTTTGAAGACCAAGTCACCGTAGATGGTGGAAAGCCGATACATCTGAAGCCCGAAGGTGTCGGTTTTCGGATTGAGCTCGCGCATGACGATGGACTGGAGTTTGCAGTAGGTTTGGACAGCTTTAAGGAATCCAGAACCGCAAAGGACGAGTTTCTCAAAGGACGTGTCCGAAGTGTAGCGGAAGGCACGTTCGATGAGAGTGTCGAACTGTTCGATAGTGAGGGTAGTTCCAAGGTCGATGATACGTTTGTCATCGTCTGCGGACCAAGCGGATGCGGTGAGGTCGGAACCACCTGGGCGGTAGTCAGCCACACCATTACGTGCAGATGTGCCAAGCTCCCAAGCTCGAAGAAACCATTCAAGCCCGCCGGTAAGACGCTCAGGCACGGTGTCGCCGTCTTCATTGGTTGTGTTACGGGTTGCGCGGACACCACGAAGCGTAGCCATTTCCAAGCCCTTCATATGACGAAGGCCTGTTTTCTTCAGCTTGTCCTGCCAGATGCCTGAGGAATCATACCGCACGCCTTGCTTAAGCGCAGAGCGGGTGATGATGATACCGTGCTTGTGGATCTGCGTGTAGTTGGTCACCTCGATTGGGAACGAGTAAGAACCAACTTTGGACTTGGTGCCTTCAGCAGCTGCGGAAGAGACAAAGTAAACCGTAAGACTGTTAGCGTCTGTATCATTGGAAACAGAGGTTACAGCTTCTACAGCACGGAACTTAAGCACGTTGGTGGATACATTTACAGAAGTCACGACGCCACGAACTTGCAAAGAAGCAGATGCTGCTCCATTTGGCACGTTGCGAATCCAAATAACGTCCTGCACGCGGAAGACTGAAGCGTCTGTTACGAACAGTCCATATTCTGTGTTTGCGACAACATTGAAGCCGGCGGCTGCAGAAGATGTCGCAAGTGTGGAATCTGTAAATGGACCAGCACCACCACCACCAAGGCTACCAGAGGTAAGCGTTGTAGTAGAGATGACCGTATCACGCTCTTCCCACCAGCCGAATTCCGTCTTATCCGTTTCTTCATCAGGAAGAAGCGACAAGAGATAAGTCAACGGCGCTGGGCCTTGCGGATACTGATAAAGTACCTTGCGACGAGTTTTCTCACTGATGTAACTGGCGTGAGTTCCAGATGTGTGTAGACCAAAGATAGCCATAGTAGTATTTTGTTTGTGTGTTCGTTAGCTTACTTAACCGAGAAGATCGTGTCGATGATGGATTTTTTGCCTCCACCACCACTGCGCCCGCCTCCTGAACCGGGACGCATGAACTGAGTTGTTTGCTGGGCTTTAGGCTTCAGCGTGAAATTTGTGTCGAATTGTTTGATGAGTTTCGAGGCTAGCATAGCGACATCGCGCCGGGCTGCGGACTCTGAAGCAGGCTTGTAGTTTTGCTTTGCAAGGAATTGCATAGCTTGTGTGACTGCTGGACCTTTGCCTTTCAGCGCTGGGAATTTTCGAACTACGCTCGAAGTGAACTCCTTTTCCTGGATGCGCCGTTGGTGTTGTTGGATTTGCTGAATCTGGGGATTCAATTCCTGGACCCTCCCGTCGATAGCCATTCCACTGGCTTTGAGTAGGTATTCACTTTGGGAATTCATGAGTGTCGACAGAGCTTCCAAAGCCTTTTCAGGTGGAGTATCCGGATCACGAATCATATTGATGAGGTCTACTGAGGGATTAGGTTTGCCAAGCTGCCGTTCAATCTCTTCGCGTGAGAGCCTGGGTTGTTGCTGCTGGAGAACTGGGCGCAAGCCTTGGGTAATGGCTGCGGCTAGGGCATCTCCGTCAAATGCTGGTGGCGCTGGTTTATCGTCATCATCATCGTTGTCTGAGGAATCGTCATCATCCTCTTCTTCACCGTCGATCACTTCGTCTGCGTCATCATCGTCCACGAAGGGTTCGATGCCAGAACCACCGCCAAGGGAGTCATCGTCATATGGCGCGAAGCAAGGTGTATGTAACCAGTTATTAACTTTCATTTTGTTTGTCGATTAGGGCTTGTTTGTGTTGTTCTAATGATTGTTTGAGTGTTCCAAACGAATCAAATTGTTTTGTTTTCTCGTTAAGACTGCCGATGGTTTGTTCACGTGCGAAGAAGGAACGGATGGTGTCGGGCAGGATTGAAGTAACGAGGTTTGCGGATTCGAGTATTTCGAACTCCAGCACGTCACGCCACAGGTGGTGGAGCGGTGACGACAGGTGGTTGTCCAGGAAGAGAAGGAACTTGTCCGTCTGGTCCAAGGATAGGTTGTCCAATGGGTTGGTCACGTTGGAATTGTTTTAGGTTAGTAACCCCGCGAAGCTCTTGAATACGTTCAATGATCTTCACAAGGTCGATGTTGGTTGCGGCAAGCATCTCAGGATTCGACATGAGTGCAATAGCCAGTTCTTGCAGCGATTGGGCTACAAAAGTTTTTTCCGAGGCCGAGGTGGCGTCGAAGACAAAGAAATCCTCAGAGCCTATCAGCTCCCACCAGGCGTCTTTGTGAAAGGTCTGCCAAGCGGTATAGGTGTCCTCGTCTTCGCCAAGGATCTTGAAGAAAGTTTCTTCCGACATCCATTGGCGGGCGTTTATCAAAAGCTGTTTACCAAGCGGGGATATTGCCATCTGGAAGATGTTTGTGGCAATGAGCTTCATGCGAGCCGCAGAACCTGCCTGGACATTCCGGGCTTCTGTGGCACTCCGCCTGCCCCCGTGGAATCCGCCCATCGCGTTCTCGTTGACGCCAGATACCTGATACATCATTTTCATCAGCGTATCGGCGTCCTGAATATGCGTGACGGTCGGGTCGTTGGTTTTCAGCTGTTGAATGAAGTTATCCAATCCACCCATGATAGGTGTATTTTTCTTCATCCGGATGAAAGGACTGCGGGTCTGAAGGTCTTCAAGTTCAACATACTGAGAATGAACCACCAGCTGTTTTTCAATATTATTCTTAACAGCCTCAATGCGGGTATTCATCAACCACGTTACAGTTTCCTGCAAGCGGTCAATGAGGGCAACCAAAGAATCCGAAAGCTTCGAGTGTTCATCAGGTGCCATCTGGGCGACCTTATATGTAAAGCCCATGTTGGCGTCTTCGAGCTTTTCTGCCGAAAGAACGCGCTGGTCGTTCCCAATGCGGATCATCCAAAGTTCGTCTTCTTTAGAAGAAGATAGGTTGTATTCAGACGGCTTCAACCACCGTTGCATTTCCGTCACAACAACCATAAAGTCCTCCTCGTCGTTAGAAGACTTAGAGTCCAGGCCTTCAAGCCTCGGAGCCCCTTTCGACGCCCACTTTGCAACATCATAAGCGGAAAGAAACTCAGCTCCAGCGACGCCTTCCATGCGTTTGACTTCTCTCACGTGATGAACCGTCTCATCGGCGGCGAATGCACCTTCATGCCAGCGTTTCAGCGGAAGCCTTGTATCCGGAAAGAAGTTATACGGACTGACGTTATCCACCGTCGTTCCTTCCTTGATAATAACTTCAATCTGTTCATTAGCCTGTTGAACCAACTGTAAACCAGCGGTGTCGGAAAAGAGGGTGGAGAAAGAAAGAGAAGATGCAGGAGGAGTGATGGTGGTAGTGCGAACTTGCCAGGAGGGCTTGAGGACACCAAGGTTAAACCGGGCGATGTCGAGGAGGAATTGGACTAGGACGGGAGTGGAGAATCCGTTGCGGACCTCGCGCTCGATGATTTTTTCACATTCTTCTTTGATGTCGAAGTCATCGGTGCCAGTGGGTGAGTATTCGAAGAAGCGCTGGTTTTGGGTGTAGAGAAGTGTGAGGTAGGTGACAAAGGTGTTTACCTGGGCGTAGGTAAGTGGGATTGTTTGCTTGGCTGGCTCGCGTTTTTTCTTGGCTTTGATGTCGGAGGTGTCGTCATCGCGGATTTGCTGGTAAGTTTCAAGAGCGTAGTCCCAGTCACAGTAATAGTGTGACATCTTGGAACGTGAAAGACGGATGTCACGAAGGCAGTCTTGACGGAGCGCGGCAAGGTCTTCGTCTTGTTCTTCGGCGGCGAGGCGGGTTGGAAGGTCTTTAAGCATAGTTTATGCAGCTTTCTTCTCGAACCAGTGGCGTTGGTCTGAGGTTTCAAAGGTTAGTTCTCCGGTAAGTGGAAGTGAGCCAGGATTGAAGGAAGTGTTGTGTTCTGGTTCGGACCAGGTAAGTCCGTTGAGGACAAGGCGGTAAAGGCACTCCATCATGTGATCGTTAGCGTCTTTCGGTTTGTTCTCGCGCTTTGTGTCCCAGATGTAAGAGTCGAATTCATAGAGTGTTTCTGTGAGAGCGGAACAGAAGTGAAGTGTTTCACCAGATTTGCGAGCCAAGGCGTTTTGGACTGACGAAATCCCGTGGGTTAGTTCCTTGGACGCTGGGACAACCATAAGCCCTTTGCGGTAGAACGAATCAGCCCAGGTGGCTCCGGTGATAGGATCTTGGTTAAAAGCAATGCGGTCAAGCAGTATTACAAACGGAGCACGTCCTTTTAGCTTGTAAATAATTACGTCTACTAGATCGTCAATCATTACATGTTGGAAGTATTCTGTATAGAAAAAGGTTTGTCCCGTTGGCGCCGTGGCAGCAAACAGCACTGCATGGTTAGTTCTTGCATGGGGATCAATCGCAACGCGAATGGTGTAATCGTCTGGCGGTTCATCAAAGTCTTTCCAACCATGCGGAAGCTCATCATACACATGTTTCGTACGGTCGAACATAGAATAGACTACACCTTGCATACCAAGAGGACGTCCGTCAATGCGTGAAGCCTTTTGATCTGGACTAAGCTGGGCGATGTATTTGCGGATGGAGGCTTGTGTTAAAGCTGTGTTATCATACGTCGAGCCTGTCATCACCCAGGTTTTCAGCTCGTCTTTGGTGAACTCCTGGCCATTTTCAAAGTTTTCCTTGAGTCGTGAACGCGGAATGAAAAGTTCGTTAATCCACTGTTCGGCGATGGGAGTGCAGGTGAACCAGGCTTTGCCATCGTTGTCGATAAGGCCGCGAGAGTTCGCAATCCACATGTTATTCGGACAAGGCTCGTCAACATGAATCCAGTCCCAGTGAGAGGATTCCTGCCCCATTGGATTCCCCATATACGACCTAACCGTGTCGATGTAAA